TTGAACGTGAATGTAAGGGGATTATCCACTCCTCTGTGTAGTGTAAGTCTTCTATCGTACACTTGTGAGTTCCTCCCGTGATAACCATTTACGTAGGCTATTACCAATTGTGATAGTAAATACCTTGATACTGTTTGCATAATACATATTTAACAGTATTTATAGATAGAGCATGAGTGAAATTTTTAATACTTTAAGGGATAAATTTCCCTTTTTAAGCCTGATAAAAAAGGGCGATCTTGAATACGTTGGTATTGTGCAGAACCAAGACCAAAATGTGATCAGTTTCTATGATTACAGCAGACTGATGTTACCAAAAGATAAAATGAAGTTTTTGAAATGTGGCGAAATATGGTGGTATGAGTCGAATAGAAAACTCCCAATCAACATATTTTTAAAAGGTGATTTCAAATATTTTAGGTCAACTTTAGTAAGTCTAAACAGCAAAGATGTAACCATAGTGGAAGGACCAACGGTGCGATTGGCGGACATCTCTAAAAAAAGAGTTAAACGTAAAACAATCCAATTGGTCAGAAGACCTATCTAAACCTTTTGATCTTTATTGATATACTTTGCGTAGTATATTGTCAACGGATTGGTTGGATCATAGGCGTTGTTAAACCAATCACGGTTGGAGGTTCTTTTACTGCGTTTTTTGGATTTTTTCTTTCTAGTTTTTTGATGTTGCATCAAAACTATATTTATCACGTGTGATCAAATTCATCTGTACAACTATTGCTTGGGCATACGCAACTGCGTGTGATTTTTTGAAAAAATAACTTCCATCTGTGGGACGCACCCATACTTCTGCAAGAATGTCTTTCCAATCCTTGTACATCAAATTTCTTTTTGCAGGACGTATTATTGCTAACACAGCCGCAAGTTGTTCTATGGTTTTTGGCTCTAGTTTTGATACTATGTTGAAGTGTCCGTTCAAATGAAATAGTTGGTCAACGACCTTTTGATCTTTTAACATGCCCCAATCTGGCTCCTGTATCATTAGTTCAACTAGTTCTTGCTCTGATTTAATATTTTTATAGATGCTAACATTTAGACAGTCAATTTTAAAATAACCTCTGTCCTCTGCTTTTTTGTAATCTATTGTAGAGTGTCCTGTCACAGGATGTTCTGGTACCGCATGGAAGTATACACCCGTCTTGTGTTTTTCTACTTTATCCTCTTTTTCAATTGTAGCAGGAGTGTGTTTAAAAAGTTTTAGAACTCCGTCTCTATCAAAAAAATCAATATCTACGTCAGGCATTAGTGTACTGTGCCCTTCCTTTTATTTTCATGGTATTTTATGAACTCTTCTCTAGTGCCAGGTTTAAGTATTTCCAATACTTGTAACATTTTATGATAGCCAACGCTCTCTGCCACTTTTGGATTCATGTCAGGCATACAAACTTTTCCAATATCACCGTTGTGTTTAATGTGAATAATCATGTCACCTTCTTCCAAGTCAAAATCTAATTCGTCATCAATTTCTACTTTTACTTTACTCAATCTTGGCCTCCTTTGCTGTTTCCTGTACAAACAAATGATCTGCCGGAGCACTTTTAATCTTCTGTGTCCAAAACTCCAAACTTATGTATTTTGCAATCATTTGTAATTGTTCGTCGTTAAATGATTTTAACAGTTTTTTCCCTGCATTGCAACCTAACAACATCCAGGGAGATATTTTTCCTTGCTGTATGTGTTGCACTGCTCTGTTGGTGTTGACCAATCGAAAGTAGTCGGCCCACTGTGCGTTTTGTTCTACAGACCAATCCATCATTGTTGCTATAGATCTTTGCAAAGCAGATTCTACCGGTTCCATTTTAAGTGTTTCTACAAGATAAGTTTCATACATGTCGTCTCTGGCCCAATGATCAAGTTTTATTTTTGATAAGATTACGTAGTCAATATACTTGTCAGGATACAAAGGGTTGATGTGCATCATAAATCTTCCAAACTTCACAAAGGCATTATAGTACGGACTTTTACAGAAATCATCATATGTCTTTTCTTTGCCTCCGTGTTGATGTATCTGGAAAAATCTTTGGAACACTATGAAAGCATTTTGAACCCATTTTTCATTGCGTTGCAAGTGTCTGCGTTTTGGTTCACACATATGAACTTGCAGTGTTCGTTCACGTGAAAATTCCTTGCCGCAGTAAGGACATTTATTTGGGTTCTCTACCATGCGACTCCAATAATTCTTCTAGTTCTTTGTCTGTGATAATTGCATCTAAAGTTTCCAAATCTGACTCTTTCCAGTTAGGGAAAATATCTTGTAGCGTTTTAAGGCTTTTGTTTGGTACCCTCTTCATTGGTTTTATCCATGGATGAAATTGCTGTTTCAAAGCACCACACATAGATGTTATTATTGACACATTCGTTGACCATTTCTACGTAGTGTTCGGTGTAGAACTTGTCTTTTGATGATACTGAACTGGCGTATCTCATCAGCATGTAAGGTGAATATAAACTTTTTTCGTGGTCGTCTATTCTGTCGTAGTAGTCCTTGTTTCTAAAGTCTACTGCCTTGAGACCATTCCTTAATTCAAAAAATTTTCTTTTATTTTTTTCTACTGGCATATTTCAATCCAAACATTGTACATTCTTTTGCATCAACAAATGTTAATTTTAGTTTATTATGCATATGTTTCAAACCTGTAATTTTAAATTTATTTTTTTCCATCCAAGAGAAAAAATCCTTTACCCATGCTTCGTCCATCCAGACTGCTTTATTTTGTATCATCATTAGTGGTGCGTCTATCTTGATTGTTCTCCTACCAGACCGAGCCATAATCCACCTGTTCGCATTGTCTTGATATGTCCTTTACAAAATAAGCACACACCGGCTTTGGTCCATCAGTTAAAGGCACTGCAAGAAGTTGTCCTGATTTAATTTTAGGAAAATACCATTTCACTTCTGTATAGATGTCTACAACGTCTATTGGATAGAAGTCTGGTTTGCTACTACTCAAAGGATTAAATGTAAATGCATCAAATCCCCTGTCGTTCAAACTTGTTATTGGTAGCACATGCATTTCCGGTTGTCCCTGCTCACCTATCAGCATCTTCCAATCGAGTGGCATTTTTATTTTATATTTTCCTATTTCTAGTACTGCCGCCGGCGCATTGAAACTTTCCAAAAATATTAAAGGAATATAAAAGAAATCCGGGTTTGCAGGATCAGAATTATCAAGCACTGCAAATCTTAATTTCTCATCTACCCATTCAGGAATTTTTTCCATTACGTAGGTTTTGTCATCAAGTGTCAATATTTTCATATAAATCTGTATCTACCTTTTCTATATTATACGGATAATTTGCCTCTTTGTAAAACTTTTTTCTTTGTGTGAGATGTCTTCTTGCAAATTTACAAGCACTGGTGATATCCCATATCATTACATTTTCTTTGTCGTCTGCTTTACGTATACCTCTTCCGATTGATTGTATTACTCTAACAAACGACTTACCAGGTTCTACAAGAACAAGATTGAAAATCCTAGGAATATTAATACCAACAGCGGCCACTCCATATGTGGCAATAATAATTTTATTTGTTGCAGTAGATACTTCATCGTAATGTTCCTTTCTGTCTAATGTTTTTGTAGCGCCTCTTATGAATACTGAATTTTTAATTTTCTTTTCTAGGATTTCCCCTGCACTTATTCTGTCTACAAGTATAAGCGTATTGCCTGATGTTGCAATATCATTTATCGTCTGTGACATCCAACTAGTTCTTTTTTGATCTGTTGTTAACCATTTCAATTCTTCTTGGTAGTTTCTAAATTCTAACACATCATTTGTTTGTAACACTGTGACATGGCAGTTTGCTAATACACCTTTGTCTTGTAATTCTTTTGCGGGTATCTTGTTAGTGACATCTCCTAGCGAAACTTTGATACCCATATATTCATATTCTTGTTTTGGTATAGTGCCTGTCAGGCCCCAACGTATTTGACAGTTTGCAAATGCCCCTGTGAGTTGTCTCTTCAGCACATCGGCTTTGGCCATGTGTACCTCGTCTACGATTACAGTGTTTATTCCTTCAATAAATTCTTTGAATTCTGCACTGTGATCATCTTTTGATCTTTTTTCTAAAACATTTAGACTTTGCCAAGTAGCGATAGTGTTGTATCTGCCTACTTCCTTTCTGTCACCATAATATACTCCTGTATCTAAATTACATGCCAGAAAATCTTCCTCTGTCTGTGTAACAAGACTTTTGTTTGGAACAATAGTAAGTGTTCTTCCATAAGGTTCTACAAGTCTACAAAGTGCCGCAGTAATTATTGTTTTACCTGCCCCAGTGGCAATCTCTTGTATACTTTGTGGATCTTCAATAAATTTATTAATAGTTTCGACTTGATAATCTCGTAGCACAATCTGATCTCCTGCACTAGGATGGGTTTTAGGCCATGTGATATCTGACAAATAGTTCTTATCGATTTTGTTAAATTTTAATTCTGTTTTAGGTCTTTGATCGTCAAGTTCTACATACACTCCACCGTCTTCCAAAATTGGCAATATTTGATCAACCAGATATAGATATGTTGTGCCTCCCAAACCAAAGAATGCAATTTTTCCGTCCCACCTTCCTAATTTTACTGCGGGTAAGTGGTAAGCATAAGGAACTTGATATTTAAATTTTTGATGAAGTCGCTGTCGCCATTTTAAATCTAAATTTTCAAATTTAACGTTTACTTGATCTTTGATTACTAGTTTACAACTGCTCATAGTTTTATTACATGTCTATCCTGCCAATCATAATTTGAAGGTGGATAGTCATTATAATACAACGTTTTAGGTAAAGAATCAAGATATCTTTTCAAATTATCTGTACCAGAGGCATAATAACCACCCCCAAGTCCTACAAGATTACATTTTGGTTTTATACCAGATTTCATTAATGTTCTTGGAATTCTATTTCTAATGAAAATAATTTTTGTTTGTTTGTCTACATATTTAAATTGTTTAGCAAGTTGATGCACTTCCATTAAGGTCTGATAACTTTCTTCATGCCATCCTGATACTAAATGATGTTTATCATTGACATGTTCGTCTATGTTTTTTGTTAATATTGGTTCTTTCATTTCAAAACCAAAGGCCATGTGTTTTGGTTCTATTTGATGTCGTTCAAACGCTTTTAACCATAATCGCCAATCTTCTGAATCCTCTGTTGAGTAAGGGTCGCCTGTTACAGGCATAACCAACGGAAATGCATTTAGTTCAGATAGTCCTAATAATATTTGATCACGTGAATATTCCTTTCTGTTTATCCATGCCCTTTGACTATCACAGTGTGCAATTTTGCCGCCTAACTCTGAATAAGATGAAATTTTAATTCCCTTTGAACTTATGCCAAAAGTTTTTAAAGCATCAAGTTGTTCCAAACCTTTTTTATCTTTATAATTTTTTTGCCAATATTCTTGTAATGAATTTGTGCCATTGTGGATTACTATCTCGGTTCCTACTAAACTTGCTGACGGTTGCTTGAATCCTTTAATTTCATTTTTTACTTTTTCAAAATCGTCTAGTAGGCTATCGTCTACAAATTTAAAATCATATCTTATTGCAATCAAAGTTAAGAAATATGTTGTAACTCC